GTCAGGAATGCCGCCTTGGTAACCTGTGGGAGCAATTGGTTTACTGGCTTGGTCATAGGCTTGTTTAGCCATGTATACCGCAGCCGCATCAGTAGCTACCTTACTCCAATCGACACTTCCATCGGGCTTTGTATACCGAGAAACAACCGTATTAAATGCGGATTTAGTAAGTGAAGATGCAGTATTGGAGATTGTGTCCCATACACTTGTAGGGTAGTTCTGCTGTATCTGCTCCCTCTCGGCAGTAGTAAATGTTACTGGCTCAGGCGCAGTGTATGTAAAGGACGAATTAGGGTCCGATATTGCATCGTCTTGGAATTGATATGAGTAGTCGTCTTCAGGTTGATATGAGTAGTCGTCTTCGACCCACTCTCCGTCGGAGTTAAGCGTCAGCATATTATTTCCTTACGTAATTTAGGAGGTCGTCTATAGACCCACCCTGCGCGGCAGTTGCCACATTGTTTTGCAAGTATTTTATGATGTCTGGCTTGGTATAGCCATCTTTTTTCGGGGCAAATATGTTATCTCCCCCCACATCGTAGTAGTACCCAATGTCCGCTCCACTGTTGGCTGTATTCCCGGCGGTATTAACAGGGACCGCAAAACTGCTAGATGAAGGGGTAGAAACTGAAGAAGTTGGGGTAACCTTGGTAGGTGTAGATGTTGGTGCTACAGGAGATGTTGAGCTGCTATCTCTCGGGTTCAATATCTGGTCTACTGGATCAAAGTAATTGGTATTTGTTGGGGTTGTGGTGTTGCCTCCAGCATCCCTGCGACCCAAACCTGCGTCTACATTTAAAGGGCCGCCGGTATATCCAAAGTTGCCTAAGCTGCCGTCAATGGCAGATGCAAGACTCTTTGTAGAGAATCCAGTTGAAGTATCGCCGGTTGTATTGCTAATTGCAGAACTGATAGCGTTTCCTACGGCATCTGTGGCCCCGGTGGCTTTACCAATACTTGCAGTAATTGCGGGTAGTAGACCTGAAGATTTAGAAATAGAACTATTTAACGCGCCAATTGCCGCTGATTTTGCGGCTCCGCCTAGATTGCCCTCAAGCATATTACTAAGTACTGAAGGAGCCACCCCAAGGGACTTACCTGCGGCAGTCATGGCAAGGTTGGTTAGAAACCCACCCAATGTAGATTTACCGGAAATCAAATCAGCGACTTGGAATGCGGCTCCGCCAAATGGGGCCAGAGACGCAGCAAATCTGCTAAGCGAATGCAAACCATTATCAATAAGTTTCATGCGGTCATTTTTTTCAACTTCGGTTTCCCCGCCCATTGCAGGGCCGCTGAAAAACTGATTGGTTGTTGTTCCCGCGCCCCTCATACCCAAACGGTATGCTAATGAATCAGAGTCCGGCATCGTGGCTCTAGTTAACCACTCCCGAATACCCGGGTCATTAAAATCGTATGTGTAGTTCTCGCCTGCGGGTAATTGCAGCGCCCGAGCCATACCTAAATTCTCAGCAGGGGTTAAATCGTTATATGTCTCCGTTGCAGAATACCGGGACATAAAGTCCTCACCGGGTTTGGTATTTGCTGTAAGCGGTTCGCCATAAGAAAACGCCTCGCCGCTTAATGGGCCTCTTTCTGTAGGATTGCTAGCGTTTGAGAAAGGTGTGTTTTGCGCGTTGTATGCGGCTATGTTGGTAGCAATATCTGCAGGTGTATTTACCACCTCCGGCATTGAAAAAGTTTGCGACATAGACCCGTCATCAGAATAACTGGGGGTAGACATGTTTGAAAATGCGTCGCCGCTTAGGGGTCCTCTTTCGCTTTGCGGAGTGGTATCGCGTGTTTCACCGCCACCACCACCGCCGCCGTCACCCTTGCCACCCATAGCCATATAGCCAAGAGCCCTGCGTTTTTCATGCAATATATTCATAGTGACACCCCAGCAATTCGGTACTTTTCAGAAAATCCTAACGACTGCCATAGTCGTAAGGTCGCGGGCCGCATTGCAGCCTCAATATAGGTAGCCCCATTACGCGCAAAGATAGCTTTAAGCTGAGCCCAATTGTCTTGGTTTGTCAGTCCTTCCCCGGCTAAAGCAGGGATAAAAGCCACTCGATTATTCAGGCGGTTCTCGTAAGTAACGCTGAGCGCCCCGATTATATTATCACCATCTAGGAAAACAATCAGGCCCCACGCACCTGTGCATATTTTGCCCTTCATTTGCTCCAGCGTAAAGTCCCCGTTTGTATGTGGTACTACCGATGCAAAGAAGTGTTCTACCGACGGCCATGTCTGATGTACCCGGTCATGCGGAACTTGCACCACCACAGTCATACTTTTACTTTCAATACGTTACTGGCGGTTGTATCGTAGTAAACATCGCCTACCCGGAGATTTGCTAAATCTGCTTGAGTTGGCAGGCTTGGGGTAGCTGTTCCAATAACCGGTGGAGCGCTCAATGCTGCAATTATATTGGCTCCGATGCGTTGTGTGGAGATGTTAACTGGGCCAGTATTGTCCAATTGATTGAAATACAACCGCAGCAAATTGGTAAGCTGGTCTTGGTACGCCCGGTCGTACTGGTCAGGAGCGCCGGGGAGTCGGGGGGCGACTACATTCTTTTGTGCCATATCAGCGTCTACCGTCCTGCCGGATATCAATTCGAGGGCTTCCCATCTGCCACTGTGTACCTAGGGTAATAGAACCAAACCGCATAGACATCTGCCGTCCACGAACTCGAATATTTATCTGCCCTGTATAGGTGTCAAGATCAATTGGGTAAGTCTGAGTAGCGGTAATTGGTTGAGCGGCAGTGGTAGTTACACCTCCAACAGAAAGTGGATTGTTATATCCGGAACCTGAGTTTTGCAAAGGCAAAAGCTGCATAAACACCGAAGGAGTGCCGCCCGCAGTAGACCCACGGAATGTCAAGTCCGGCAGCATGCGCCACACAAACGCCATGTTGTGCCCATCACCAATGTCAAACTGGGCTGTTGTGATGCTAGAAAGTATTGGAACTGCCACTTCTAAGGTTCCATCGTCTACACCGCTCTCATGGTAGACCAAGTTGTTCACATATGTAGCAGCAATTGGGTAATTTCTGAGGGAGGAATCTAACCATGCGGTACGCGCTAAGCTACCGTAGTACCAGATATCTTCGGCGTAGTTGTACACCACATAGCGATCAATTGTGGTGCTAGCTTCCGTGCAATAGAACCACCAGACTTCGTTAAAGCCTTCGTTGGTGCCGCAAAATATTTGCGAGGATTGCGCAAGGTTAATGTTCCCGTATATAAATTGCCGTAGGTCGCAGCGTAGTGTTTGGACCCGTCCGTCGTATTTATAAAACTTATCCTGCCCCATCCAGTATGCAACACCGTTGGTATACGAAGCAGCGTTTAGGCTAATTACCGAAATGTTGTCACTAAGAAGTTGGGAACCCCAAACATAAGGAGCCCCAAGGAACTGCAGGGAGTAAAGTGCGGAGTCTGTGAATACCAAAATCTCCTGTCGAGCTTGTATAGCGGTTTGAATAAGCGAACCATTTGACAGGCGCAAGCTACCGGACTGATTGGTAATTGCTGGAGTCCAGTTGCTAACGCTTTCTTGGTCAGACCACCGGACCAGCATAGGGTCATATACAGTACTTGCGTAGTCAGTTGCGCCAAAACAGAACGTAAACCGGCTGGCATCTGATACTAATATAGAGTTCTGAGTAAGCGGTACATCGCTAGCTCCAGCTAAAGAAGATACCAAAACAGCACGGGGGGATAAGGTTTGCGTACCAGAACCGGCAGTGGTAGTGTTAATGGCTGCGCCGCCATTTGTAAGCGCCAAATTAAAAGTAAACGCAGTTAAATATTTTACGTAGTACACAGTGTAGGGAACAAGAGGCGCAGGGAGGGCCCCAGTAGTGCCAAACATGATTGCGGTGCCCTCTGGTAGTGGCGTAGAGGTGCTTGTAACTAACGTACAAACAGCAGGGCTTGCATTTGTAATGGATATTTCTGTTGGTGCAACAAGCGATGGCGCGGTAGTAGCATTCCAATAATACAAAGCGCCTAGTTTTGGACCAAGAACTAAGTCTTCGCCAAAATTATATTGGCTCCAAATATTAAGCGTTGCCGTTGCGTCGTACCCTACACCACCCCAGTTTCCACTACTCCATCCATTAGAACTCCACCCTGCCGCGCTGGTAGAAATGGCCGATCCAATGTGCAATAAATAAGCAGCGTATCCTACCGAACCGCCGCCTGAACCCGCTGCGTTTGCGATTGTAGCGGCAGTAATTTGGAAGGAGCTAGATACGGGGTTAGCAATGATTTCAGTAGATGCTAC